CCGTGCATGTGTAGTGTGTGGAATACGTGTTCAATAACTTCTTGTGCGTCTGTATCACCGTCGCCATACCCATCACCAGTTGAGTTCAAATACCAAACCATATCGTTTTGAACGGTATTATCAAACAAGTCTGTTAAATTCCAACTAGCAACACCTTCGTCAGTTAAGAAGTTTGGAGAGTAATCTGCTCCTGCACCTCTTGCTACTCTTTGTATAGTCGGTAAGCCTTCGTGATAAGTTCCTGCATCACCACTCAGTGTTTTAATTAAGTTTCTTTGATATTCTTCATTAATGCCTGAGCCATTTGGATCTGTAAATAGTTCAAACATACGTGCAACTTTTTCTGTAAACGCATCTGGAACTGCTGTTTGTCCGCCCACTGTGCCAGCCGCCATAATTCTTACACCGTTAACAGTAACTTCACGTTTGAAGAAGTCACTACCATTACCAGTGACATTACTAATTGCACCGTTGTTGTATTCTGAATCTGCTACGCCTCCGCCAACTGCTGAGCTAACAACCTGGTCTACATCTGGAGCACCGTCACCAGTTAAGTCTCTATTACCAATACCTAATTTAGTATGATATGTTTCATATGTTTCTAGTGTCCAGTTAGTAATTTTTTCACCATTGACTAAAACTTCTAAGTTTTTAATTTGCTCATGATCTACTGGTAAAATGATTTCTGCATGTCCGTCTGTTGTTAGGTAGTCGCCTGCTACATAGTCTTCAACTAACAGTTGATTACCGCCACCAACACCGTGTGCTGTTACACCAATGATATCACCTGTTGAGAATCTTCCATCTGTTAGTGTAATTGTTTTAGCGTTCCAATCGATTGTGTAGTCAACTGTGTCAACTGGTGTATCACCATATTCGAACACTAGTTGTTTACCAGTTGATACTTCGTATGCTAATACAGCAAACGGTACATCAATTAATCCATCAAAACTGATTGTTCTGTCTGTGCCATTGAATTCAACAAACTTAGTTTGACTCTGTCCTGACCAGCCTTGGTTTGTGTAGTCCTCACCTGGTCTTGTAGTAACTTGAATATTAAGTGTATCAAATACTGCACCTGGTACTAATTCTTGCGGAGCATGACTATTGTAACTATCAACAAAGGCGCCACCAACAACATCAATGTCTGTTGGTCTTGATGTATCATTAGTAATAATCTCGCCTGCTATTTTAAGAGTGTCTTCCATACCATATTGGCTGTGTTGAATCACAACAGTATCGTGCGGATAGTCTAAAGGCACAGTCCAGGTAACAGTAACTGGTGTTTTATCTTCAACTGTTGCTCTTTTAGCACCGTTGTTAATAACGCCGTCATCTTCACCTAGCTTGTATAAATCTGTATTGCCTGCTAAAAATTCTTCCTCACTAAGTGCTTGTGTCTTAATGAATAAACTATGACCATATGAGAAGTTTCTAAATTTATATGTTGATCCTCGCTGTAGAGTAATGTTAGGGTCTTGTTCAAGTGTTCCGCCTGTTGGTCTATAAAAATCTGAATCCCATGACCATAGCCACGGATCATCTTGTTCAAAGTTATCATTCATATGAGCCGCGTCTGGCTGTGAAACTGTTAAATCAAACACTTTAGTTTCAGTTACTACATCATATTGCGTTGTTGCTGATCCTGAGTAATCACCGCCTTGGTATTTGGCATCAAGAATAGTTTCTGAATAACTTGGTTTACCATTTTCGTCAAAGTCAATGTTGTCCCACGGATTAGTATCAAAGTTACCTACATCATAGCCTGTGTTAGAACTAAAGTCCGGACCAATCATATTAACACCAGGATACTCAGTACCGTACACTAATAATGATAAGTCTAATCCAGGATAGTTAGCGCCTGGCTGGTATAAGCCCATTGTACGATCTACACCTGATAAATCTGTAACATCAACTAATTCATAGTCCAATGGATCGAATGTTGCTTTTGTTAGTGTTGACCCATCACCCCAGGTTACCTTATAAACTTTATTATTGAAACGTACTAGTTGATCTTGATCATACGCTGTTTCGGCTGTCCAATCAACTACGTTAGTTGAATGTTGATATCGGTCAAACTTGATTGTTGTTTTATAACTTCTTACATCACCAGGCGCGGTAACAGCAACTAATTTGGCTCCTTCACCGTTACCACCTTTGAGTGTAATAACTGGGGTTGACGTATATCCTGCACCTGGATAATCAACAACTACAGCAATTACTTCACCTGCCGTAGAAACCTTTGCTGTCATTTCAGCAGGTATATCGCACTCACCTGTGATGATTAATTCTGGAGGTTCTGTATAACCACTACCTCCTTCAATCACTGTTACACTTTCAATTGATAGTGCAAAGTTTTGTCTCCACATTGAATATTTGCCAGTAGACCAAATTACATTGTCTAGCTGATAAACACCTTCGCCTGTAATGTCTTCTTGATCTAATACATGTCTTGGAGATATGTACTTGTTTAATGTTGTATTAAATTCAGCAGGTAAATCAAAGTCAGTTGCATCACCTGAATACACATCATCGCCTTTATACACTAGATTAAATTCTTTGATCTGTGTTCTATATGGCTTAACTTCTTTAATGTATTGTTGTAGGAAGTCTTGATTATCACGTCTTAATATATCAAACTGTTTAAGTTCACGCAGATTATGCTGAACATCAATTAAACTTGTTTTTACTAACCAGTCAGTTGATTTTTGTTCACTTAAAACATAGTTAAACATTAATGTAATTAAATCAATTCTATGTTTTGCTAGATCATCAACAAATATTTCTTCATTTAATGATTTAATAATTTGTCTTAATTCAATAACTGCTTCTTGGTCAAAGTATTGAGCATCAAACACTTCGTTGTCAAATCCGTTGCGTTCTTGATCGTAATCATACACACTCTTTTTAATCTGTATTGTACCTTTTTCTAGACCAACACGCTCCCATCCTGCATTAGTTAATCTGTAAATTTCAAATTTATTCTGTGCGTTTGAACGTACTTTAACAACTGTGCCTAAAATTGCATCTGTTAATGTGCCTAAGTCTGCATATTGATTAACTTCTTTACTTGGTTTATCTAAAATGTTATAATCTTCTGCGTACCAATCAACTAAATCCCAATAGCGTGTTGTTTTATAATTTTGTACACGTGTTAATAATAATGTTCTATTCGACTGTAATGTATAGATAGTCCAAAGACCACTATTATTCTCGTCTGATTTAACAAGATACTTACGTCCAATTGGATCAATATTAATTGTTTGATAGCTCAATTCAGCAATATCATTTAACTCAATATCCCATGCACCTGTTGGCTTACCAGGAATCTCTTCTTTGCTTTCAAGTAAAGGATATGATCTAATTTCAGTTACTGGTATTTGTTTAAGTATTCTATTTGTTGCTGTAATATAATTCTCTAAGGCTTTAAATCTATCAACAAACATTGTTTGTCTTGGACGGAATTCTACACCACGTCTATCTGTTATTGATAGATTAGAGTCAGGAACTTTGTTACCTGCAGTATCTGTGCCACAGAATGAATCTAGGAACTTACGATATAAACCATCACTTAAGAACTGCGTTGGATCATTATCTCTAATTAATTCAAATTCAATGTGAACATTGTTATCTGTTTTAATTTTATCAAATTCAATATGTAATACCGAGTCAGTATCTAATACATAACCTTGGCTATTAAATAATGCAAATGTACCTGTGTCAACCATTGCTATATAAGGAATCCCACTTGACTTAGGTGTTTCAATATATTGCTGTATTGTTAATGGACTTAGAGTTTTGCCAGAATTTCTATCAACTGATGTTAGCCCTTTGACCCAATAATAGTACTTGACTACAACTTCGCCACCTTGTCTGACATCACTAAGTGTCGAGAATGATTCTGTTGAATAAACTGTACCTTCACCTTCGTACTCGCTTGGCGGTACATCACTTGATATCCATTGGTAAATGTCGATACTTGAACCAGGGAATAAGTTACCTATACGTTTAGCACGATAGTCTGCTGTTGATTGATTGTAGTTAATAAACTTAGCAGTAGAAACGTCCCACCATACTGTGCCTAAGTGTTCGTTACCCCAGGCCATGCCAAAGTTATTTTCAGTACCATTGTTATAGTTTGCTGGATCATTTGGTATAGTTAGGTCAATGTTTTGTTGGGCCGCACCTAATATTTTTCCTTGTAGAGGATCAATATAATCTAAGTAAGTTAAGACTTTTTCAGTTGTTTTATTGTATATAAATGCTGAGTTGATTAATTCAGTGTTAACTACATCAGTTTCTTTTTCAACTTCTTGCCATACTGGTGTAAATGTTTCGTTATTAAATCTAACAATTCTGCCGTTAACATTATCGTTAGTTAGGTGTTTAGGTGAACCAATTAGTAGTTTAGCATTACAGTAATCAACACTAGTACCAAACTCACTAAGTGGATGTACTAAACTGTCTGTAATCTGTTGCCCAAATACAAACTTGCCTGGATTAGAATAAGTGTCTACATCACTTTCCAAATAGTCGTATGTATAAACAGCACCACTTTGTGTTTGTATATCTTTAATTTTAGTAGCACCTGCATCAATTAATGTTGTACTTGCATCTAGTGTGACTTCTAAATTGGTAGCACCATTAGGTGACCCAATGATAATACTTAACGCATCACTCGAAATATCTAAACTATGTCCAAATCTTGCATTAACAATTGGATATGGATTATGAATTGTTTGCATTCTTGGGAATATATCTATACCAAGATCTTCATGTATTACTCCAGTGCCTGGATAGATAAACAATTTGTTAGCCGCAGGTGCCGCGTTTACATTGATCAACTCAATTTTAATTTTGCCATCAACAACACTTGCTTTAACGTTTGGAAGGCCAGCATTATTAATATCATCTACATAACTTTCTACTGTTGTACCTGTTGCTCTAACATAATAGTTGTTAATTCTTAGTGCATCACCTACTGTAATAGTTGGGTTTGCTGTTGAACCCATTGTTGATCCATATAATCTTGATCTGTTAACAAAGCGTGTTACTGATCCTGCTGAGTCAGCAGTTTTGCTATCTTGCGGAGCACCTACATACATTGAACAGTTAGTTGGACATACTCTTACTGCATAACCAAACTGTGAGTTTTCCATAGCTTCTTCTTGATGTAACTCACCTGCTAATACAAAGTTGTTAGTTTCAACTTCAACAATGTCACCTAGATCAACTGAGGCATCATCTATTGTTACTGTATTACCTGCAACCGTATATGTTCCTGCATACAAGTAATCGTCATCATTGACTTGTACTTGATCATTAATTAATACTGTTGGTTGACCTTGTATGTCTTTTGTAGTTGTGAATGCTAGTGTTGTATTATCTTTAACTTGGAAACGCTCTGTGTCTCTGTCGTACACAAACACTCTGCCTACGTTGTCACTTGAATCAATTCCTTCGCCCTTAGGAGCACCAATGATTAGTTGTCTGCCATCTCTTGTTGTGGCTAAACTTGATCCAAATCCATTCCCTAACACACCAGGATTACTAATAGAGTTAACATATTCATAATATGACTCTGCAAATACCTGTATTAATAAATTAGCTGGAGGCGCAATACTTGCACCGGATTTGTTTGTTAGTGTAAATGTAATTTCTTGTGTTAACTCGTTGAATGTATAATCATAGTTAGGTCTTAATAATTCTTCATCAATCAATACTCTAAATTTGTCAATTGATGTAGCATGATAAATTGAGCTAATATCATATGTTGTAGTTACACCATCACCTTCTTCTTGCCAGGTATACTTGCGTACCATTTCAACTCTGGCTCCATCCTTAGGTGCTTCTGTAAATGTAATCTGGCTACCAGACACTGTAAAGTCAGTTACTGGTACTTGAATAATATTATCGATGTTAACAGCAACCTGTGTTTCGTCGTCTACAGTAATGTATTCATCAATATTAAATACTATCGTTGACCCGTCTCCTAAGAATTCATATTCTTGCTGTTCATAATCTCTACGTTGATATGTGTAGACTTTTTCGTTACCTGGTGCACCTACATAAATCCATTTTGAATTAGGACTAATTGCAACTGCTTGACTAAATCGGCTAGTTGTTGAATCACCGGATTCGTTACCTGGTACTGTTAAAAATTGTGATTCACGAATAACGCCACTAGTTGTTTGGTCAATGACTACTGCGAGTCCTTCGTCATCTTTAGATCCTTGTGCACCTACAATGCTCCAGCCGCCATCAGCTGAATCAATTGCACTACCGTATTCTAAAATTTCTTTTTCAATTACACTAGAAGTTTTGCCTAGATGTAATTGTGTGCCTTCCTGAATATCTCCAGTACCAATTTGACCAAATACATAAACACTACCTCTACCACTTTCCCAACCTGGTGCACCAATTAAACTTGTTAGCCCATCTGGTGTTTGTGATACAACTTGACCAAAGTTTGAATCTGCTTGAGGTGCTTTAAGTGTTTTACTCCAGGTATTGTTTCTATCGTTAAACGGATTAAATTTCTCTAGCACTTTCCAGCGTGTGCCGTCTACCCAGATCTTTTCACCTGTGTCAACTGAATGAATGTATGATAAGTCTGCAATATCGCTACCTTGTGTAACTTTGCTCGACTGTAATACAAACGCTACGCCAAGATCGTCAAGTGCTGTTATTTCATCAGGCAATGATAAGTCAATTACAATTTTATTTAACTGTGGTGTCGACTTAACTCTAAATGCGCCTGTTAATCTATCAAAGAATCTAAACACAACAATATCATCTTTTACTAATGTATGATGACCGTTAAATGTTACTGTTGATGTTTCGTCTAGGTTATCAACTATTCTAATAGGTTCATTACGTAGCAGTGTTGATCTATAAACATTCCAAGAGTAGTTGTTATCTTTTGCTACCCAAATCTTAGTGCCTTCAGTAATTTTGTTAATATTTTCTTCAATTGCTGTTAGATCTGCTAGTTCATAAACTTTGATATCAACATCTTCAACATTTACAAATCCTGCTGATGGTAGTGAGTTTTCAACATTCTGATAGTCAACAGTTGGTAATATATTACCATTGTTTACTTTATAGCTTGACTTATAAATGTCATCTACTCTCACTGTCTGGTTAACTGTAGATCCGTTTGTTTCGTTTGTGATCTTAAGTGTTGCTGGGTTACCTGTTAGTTTGTCGCTGATTAATTGTGCTTCGACATAACTTCTGTTAGATGTAGCACCATATAAGCCTGAACGCACAGCCCAGTTTTCAAATATGTTATAGTCTGCTAGTTCTTTATCAAGTTTAGCAGATTTAAATAAATCCGTTGCTTGTTTACTACCTTTATTACCAATAAAGTTTTTGTAAACATTTGTCTGACTCACATCATCTAGTGTAAGTCCTTGCATATAATCTCTTGGGCGGAAGCCAATTAACCCAAAGCCTAATAAATCAGCATCTGATTCTAAGTTAGCCGCCGATAAATCATAATAGTCTTCACTTTGTTGTGCTTTTAATGCTATGTTTGGAATCAGACCAGTTTTGATTGATTCGTATTCTGTTTCTGTCCAATCTGCAAAGTCAAATAGTTCGGCGGGATTAATTCGTGTACGTGCAGAGTAATATTTGTTTTTATACTTAACAATGTCTCCTTTTGAATACTCTGTATTATCTTGCCAGACTTCAACGTTAGGTTGATTCATAATAAAGCCAGGAGCGTTAACTGTTCCGTCCCAGTTATCTGACACAGTTCCTACTAATCTTAATCGGTGTTGTCTTGCACCAGTTGCTGGATCATACATTAAGTCATTGAAGATTGATGTATTATCAAATACTAGTGCATGTTCGTAGCTTGTGAACTTAACTTTAATGTAATTAATTGAATCATCTTCAGATGTTTTAATAATCAGATCATTGTCAAGTCTATGCCATACTAAATTATCTTTATGTATAGGTTGAAGATTTTGGTTCAATACAAACTCATCAGCACGTCTACCTAGAATAGGTGTTGCTACTGCACCCGGTTTTGATATTTTAAGTTCGTTGGCCGCAGGATTTAAATTAACTATCGCACCTTCTTGCCATCCTTGTTGATTCCAGTACAGGAACTCGTTGACCATTTGCCCCCAATTTAAAATATAATCATTTTCTTTGTCTTCAAATATAAAGCCTTTTGATTCTAGCCATTGTCCGTAACTTACTAAGAAGTCAACTAATGCACCTTTGTTAGTAAATGTATAACCATATGGTATTAGTACTTCTTTGTTAGAAAAGTCTAAGCTCATTCTAACAGTGTCATTACCTACTTGAACATTTTTGTAGTTACCGTTTGGTATTGATTGGAATATTCTAAAGTATAACTGTTCTTTTGAGTTGCCGTAGACTGCATAGCCACCTGCAACTTTTTGCACGATAACTGAACTATAAGTTACTTCATCAAAAGGTTCATTATTGTATAATAATACTTCATAACTTTCGTCTGGTAATAATAAGCTAGAGTTCAATGAGTTAGGTGATGTTTTTTCAGTAAACACTTTTAAGTATTGTTTGTCTGTAAAGCCGCCTGCTCTATAAACTAATTGTATTTTTGTATTACGGAAAGTATCAACGATTGCTTGTTTGTCAGCAATACCTTGTCTACGTGCAAAGTCAACACACCAGTTAATGTATGAGTGTTTGATAGTGCCTTGACCATATATTTCAATATTGTTTGAAGTTAATCTATATCTTGAATCATAAACATATTGATCTAACTCTGTTGAGTATTTGTATCTATCTCTGTCTGCCATTAGGCTAAAGAACTGTGCAGGTTTAGTTTTTGCTAGTAGTTTCATAACAGCAAATGGATATGCTGAACTACGTCTCCACGCAGTTTCTGTAGGTCCCATGTCACCTACTTGCCATGATTTTTCTGTACTTTTCAAATCGTAATTATTAACTAATACATCAAAACTTGCTTCTAATTGTCCTTCATCGCCTGTTGGAATAATTGATTGTAAGCCTGGGCGTTTAAATTCTTCAATGACATAGTCACCATCCGGATGTGCTACAACACCATTGGCCATGTCGTCCCATAATACTAGGTTATCGCCTGTGTATGGTGCTGGACCATATTGACGTTGCCACCATGTTGGTTCTTCTGAGAAGCCAAACATTTCCCAAGGACGCAAATGAGGAACATCTGTGTCGTAGAATTTATATAAGTTGCCTCTCCAGCCACCTTTAAGTAGTTCACCGTCTACTCTGTCCGTTGCTGTTGAGTAGTTCCAAGTTTTCTTATTGTCTTTATCGTACTCTTGTTCTTTGTAGTCTAACTTGTTCCATGCTACCCATGACAAGAAACTTTCTCCCATTAGCTCTGTAACTTCAGCATCAGTGTAGTCTGTAGTTCTAAACTTACCTGGAATAACATCATACCAACGTAGAGGTATTTTACTGTCTAGTGGAACTTTGATGTTGTTGTAGATTCTACGTTCAAATTCTAATAACACTTCATCACGGTTATCACCAAACGCAATCATTCTAGAACCATCATGGCCTTGTAAGATTGTCTGCGATGTTGTATATGAATCGTCTGTAAAGAACTCAGGTTTAAATCTATCAAACAATCCTAATTTAGTTGGTGTAGGCGGAACAAAACTTCCTTGAGTTGATTCGTATTCTCTAATCTTAACAACGTCACCCACAGTCAGTGTTTTACTAATTGTTAGTCTAGGTCCATCTGTTGCCACTGTGTAGTCTGTGTTGATTAATAATTGTTCATCATTTAAGTAAACTATCAGACCTCGATAGTTTGCTTTTGTAAAGTCATATGTGTATAACAAGTCAAATACATTATCATCAATTGGTGTGATTGTTATTTTAGTTTCTTCATAGACTTCACCGCATGGTATTGTATCTGCCCAGTAAAATGGCATATCTGGATTACGTCCTCTATTCAGACTCTGAAATGCTTGATCTAATCTTTCAGCGGCTGTACCTTGATAATCATTTTTTGTTAAGGCATCAATTAATCTATTTTTAAATTTTTCGTATTCGTTTGATGCATATTCAACTGAATCAAAGAAGTTGATGTTTGAATCTTTTGCAAATGTTGCTGTAAACTGCATCGGTGCCGACTGTTCAACAATTTGTCTTCCGTATGTTGCGACGTCGCCCAGATCTCTTAAATTATTTTCGCCTAGTACTGTACCAACAAGGTCAGGATGACTTTGACCAAGTCCAACAAAATGATTTCTAATTGTACCTAATGTAACTGTAGGGAACGAATCGTTAACAGAATTATCACTAAGATTTGCAGGCATTTCATAATATGCAATATTACTCTTTTGATCACTGATAACATGAATGTGTACTAGTTCTTTTGTTTCGTTAAATGTAACTGTAGTTGATGTTGCTGTTCTAGTAACAGTATAATCGCTAGGTAACACAAACTGATTATCGGCATAAACAACCACAGCATTGTCACCATTGTTGTGTCTAATATCACATATACATGTTGCTGTGTCTGTAAATGTGAATATCTGTGCTTGTCGTGTTGTTTCGGAGCTCTTAACCCAACCAGTTCTAAGATTGTAATTTGTTCTATCTCTGTATTTTCTAACAAATCCGGTACCAACATCAGTTGTTGTTGACACATTATTAATCGTGTAAACAAAAGTGTCACTGTATAAGTTGTTGTCAAATACAATATCACCAACATTGTTGATATTTAAGTAGCTTAATCTTAACCCAACTTCTTGATCAATTGGTCCTGTACCTTCTTTGTATGAAAATAGTTTAGTTCCTCTAAAGTTTGTTGATGGATAAACAGCAGTGTTACTAATCGAATATCCGTCAGCATCAAATATATCAAACAATGGTGGTTGATTAATTTTTGTTTTTTGCTGTGTTTCTAACCACTCTGTCCCTGTATATCTGTAGCTCTTGCCTTTTAAAGTTGTACCACTCTGTAAGTAAACAACTTGATCAGCATTTACTTCTGCATCATCTGCTTCAACTAGCTGAATAATTTTTTCACTTGTTTGTTCTGGATCTTCTGTTATGCCTATAGGATCAACTAGTTTAACTTCATAAATCTTATTACGTACCACAGGATCTAAGTCAGCGGCAAAAATAATTCTGGCACCATCATATAAACCAAAGTTGTCAATATTGTACCCTATTTTGCCTGCTACATTACTCAGTGCGTCTTTTTGTTTAAGATCGATAATATCAATTGCACGTTTGCCTTCAGTACCAAAGTTATATAAACGAAGACCGTCATTAAATTCTAAGATAGGACGTTTAGCACGTGCTGTTTGATCTAAGTTAGCAACTGTTTTGTTATACTCTGCACTTGCTTTAATAACTGAAACATGGAACCAACGATTACTGCGTGTCCATGGATTTTTATCTTCAGAGGCTCTGTTGATAGTAAAGTAATCTTTATTGACCGGAGCATTTAAACTTGAGTCCCACGGTGCTTCGTCATATCCCTTAACATCAAATGGTTCGCTGTCTGAAATTGTATAGTCTTCAGGTGTTTTAAAATCTTCCACTGCTAGTAATTTAATTGCAGTACCAACACCTTCAACATAGTATTCTTTATCTTGATAACTTTCAGGTAGTGTTCCGCCACGGAATTGTACTTTTAATCCATTGGTAAATTTAACACCTGTTGGTGATGTATATTCTTTAGCGCCTATGATATCATCTTGTATGTTTAAAGTTAATTGATCAACAGCATCAACTACTCGAATAATACCAAATCTATTTTCATCATTTTGATCTTGATAGTATAAAGTATTGCTGATTGCTGTAATGTGTGGTTGTTCTTCAAAGAATCCTTCTGCTGTTTTCCAAAAATATTGATTGTTATATTTTGTGCCGTATTGTACATGTACTTTTTTCAAGTTAGGAACTTCTTTAACTTTGTTAAGTACCATAATTGGATTTGCACCACTAGGATCAAATTGAGGTGAATTTTCATCTTCCTCGTAACGATATTCGATACGATAAACAGAATAACGATCTGTTTTAGTTGCTATGTCTTGTGATTCAGCAAAAGGTGTATCATTATCATCATATGGTGCAGTGTCAAATAAGTCATCTCTTTTCCAACCTGAGTCTTCACCGTCACCTGGGTTTCTATTAGTAAAGATAATTGTTCTGTTACGTAGATCAGTAACTTCATCAATACCATCATACTTGTCTAAGAATGGTCTTACCTGTTGATTGTTAACTTCATCAAATCTTAACTCTGTAACTAAATCAACTTTAGCCACAGTGTCCATGTTTAAGAAAAAGTTTTGTTCAGTATCTAGTGGAACATTAAATTGAATAACACCATTGTCCTCACCGTTGTTAGTAACACCTAGTACTTCGCGGCTTGATTGGTTTGGCTGACCTGGAACAAGACCATTTGCGCCTGGGTTTGTTTGAATCCAAAATGGATTACCTGTTTGTTCTACATTAAATTTATAATTGCCGCCTCGAACAACTGTGATAGTTGGGTTTGTTCCTTCTACACCACTAAGATTATAGTCAAATTCATTTCTAGTAACATCATATTCGTCACTAGTAGATATTTCAGTAGCACCTACATCAACCGAGTCAGGACCTTGTGGTAGCCAATAATATTGTGAGAAGTTAACAAATTTATCGTAGTCTACAAACGGATCCCATGAATAGTATTCTGAATCAAATAATCTATCATGTCTATTAACATTAGCACCTGCTACCTGTAGAGCATCCACTATGCCTGGATATGTTAAAAAGTCTTTAGTTTCAGATGAGTCTTTCTTTTTATATGTAACTGCTGGCTCTAATTGATATGATGCCCGTTCTTGGTCTTGTTCTAATATATAACTATCAAGACCTTTGACACCTAATCCAGTTCTACGACCAACATATCCCTCAACACGTCTTAGTTGGGGACGCTGTACAATTTGATCAAGAGTGGCATTTAGAAACTTCTGATTGGTTTCTGTTTGAAATATTTCAGGTAATAGGTCTAATGTTCTAGTAAATCTTGCCATTCTTTATCCTAGTTCTTTTTAAGAGCGCCTGCTGTTAATGCATCTATAACTTCAATGTCATTAACTGTGGCCGCGTTAACAAAAATTTCGTTCGGTGCACAACGAACTTCGTATAAATCACCAAATGTTTTAGTTGGGTCTGTTGGTACAATAACTACTGAACTAACAATATCACCTAGTTCTTCGTGCAGGTATGCTGATAATTCAGAGAAGTAAAATGTATCACCAAAGTCCCATTTATCAATAGTAAAGTATTCGTTCATTGCTTGTACAACACGTGATTTAATTTCGCCTGTTGACACTACTACTCCGCTTTGTCTAATAACTTTAATTTTACCTTGTAATTCTAAACTTGCTTTTTCACCAAATAATGGTTTAAATGTCACAGAGTTTAGAATTAGACCATCACTGGCCATTTTATAATCTTCCAATGAGTTATAAGCCAATGTTAATTCATCAATGGTGGGTTGGTTTGGTTTAGTAACTTTACCAGTTGAGTCTTTAATCCAGCTTAAATATGTTGAATAGTATGTGTTAGTTACAAGGTATAGATCAATAATATTTGTCAGTGCTGGATCAATTCTGCGTGTGTTTGGTGAATTGTGTATGTATCTAAAGAACATATCCTGTCTACCCACTGACACGCGATAATCCTTAGTTTCGGTAATCGTAAACTCACTGCCTGTAATTGATAATTGATAAAATTTCTTATCTGTATAAGCATAGAATACTTGACCTTGCAGATATTCTTTTTTCTTAAGCTCAATACTTTTTAGGTCAGCATACATCATATTGATAGTACCACTAGCAATTGGCACCCATCTTTCTAAGTTGTCAAAGTCTGTTTGTCGCTCAAAGAATACATATTTTGTATTTGGACTCACTGTTGGTGCTACTATGTCTTTAAAGATATCTGGATTGTCAGCAATCCCGTCTGAATCTTTATCTGAGAAACTTACTAATACTTTAAAGTTATCTACAAATCCGTCTGTTTCAACTTCTTGTCCAATAATATCTAGTCTAATGTCACTTGTTAAACTTTCGTTTGCGTCTGGCTTAGTATTTGTTTTTAATACTACAACATTGTCATTGACTGTTTTACCTGTTTTAGGATCATACACTTTTGCATTTGAATCAAAAATAAATCTATTTTCCAATACTGATGCAAAGAAGTAACTTAGGTCACGGTATTTGATTGTATAAATCTCACCATCTGTAGTAAATTGTATTAACCATGATGCGTCACGATTTAATCCGTCTTTATTTTTAGCATAGTTAGTGTTGTATTCTGCGTTTTCATCAATGTTATCTGTTGAAATAATATACCATTCTCCAGCTTCTTCATCGTATCCAATACCAAAGTCTCGATATACTTCAATTTGATCAATCATTTGATTTTCAAATGCCACTGTTAAATCTGTAGTGAACTTAGGAATAACTTCAACTGGTACACATCCTGTAGGTAGGTATTCATTAAATGTTACAGGACCAGATCCATCTGCTAAGTTGCCCTTACCAAAATTAGTACCATCAAGATATAGATCAGTAACTGTTGCCCATATCTCTAATCTCTCATTTGGTTTAGTTGGTACTCCTGACTGTAGTCTATTATTAGCATCAAAATATTGATTGGTTGGTGGTACAAACTTAACTAGAGCACCTTCCTCAATATATTTTGTATTATTTGATGTTAAATTAATTGGTGTTGCTCCACCCGACACATCATCTTTAAAGTAGCCTGTTGTTTGATTAACAATAGCAGTTGATTGATTCCAAGAAATTCCTGATAAACTAATACGTTCATATTTGTCATAGTAGAAATGTTTAAATCCTCTAGACTTAAGAATTGGTTCTACTGTATTCTGAATAACATCAGCAATATCATTTGTGTCTACAAAACTAAATGTTTTTGTAGGATCTGTAAATGATCTGTACAACATGCCATCACTAGCAAAAGACGTAGTTGATGAGTACTTACCTGTTGGGTCTAGCAAGTCTAACTGTCTGTTAATGCCAACACCTGTTCTAGACAGTGCTTTTGATTTTAAAATACTTGTAAATCTAGTAAATGGGAAGTTGTTATAGTCTTCACCGTTGACCATTCTGTTCTGTGTGTAAAATGTCGCTGGCGCTCTTTCTTTAATTTCATTAATAGATTCTCTTGCTTTAGAATTTGAAACAGGGCTTTGTAATGATACTGTCAACGTTAATGTTTCTGTTCTACCGTTACGGCTTACATAATTAATAGGTACTTCGACATTTTGAATTTCTTCAGGATTAATAATATATTCTAACCCGTTTGATGTTCTTACATAACTTCTATAATCCCCTAATGGTATTTTAGAGAATGTACCATCGCCAAATTGTAATTGTATTTGATCATTTGTTCTTGAGTTAGTTTGGTAAACTTCACGCTCTCCTGTACCACCGGTTTTATCAATAGCAAAAATGTTATCAACCTCTCTCCATTCTGTTAATGTATTTCCTTGTTGGTTCAGCTCAAATAACCAAACGTCATTGTTGTTGACTCCTTCAACATTAATATTAACTGTTCTGTTGGATATACGATCTACTAGAGTAAAGTCTTGGTTTGTTAATGTTCCTTGTTTGAACATAAAGAAAAAGCCGGTGTTTTCTGAACCGTATCCTAATTTGTCATTTTTATAAAGTATATTAAATGCTCCACCTGGCTGTGGACTTTGTTCGTATATATAAGTTTTATCTACTGATGTGCCTGACACAATTTCAAAATCCATCGACACTCCGTCAACGTCACTTTGGAAACTAGCAATAGGCATAGTGTTTGGCGTTGTATTAATCTGATATTCGTCTGTGTTAACACCAAGTATTTGTTTTGAATTAGCAGGACGACCAAAACGCTGACTGTCAATCATTGCCGCATTCATAATTGCGTTGAACTGTTCTAACCAATCTGGATTAGTTACTGAATTCCAGTTAACTGTAATACCTGATAGATTAAAGTTGTTGTAATCTAAGACTGATTCTGTTGTTTGAACTGCTGTGACTTTTAAGAATCCATGGCTGTTAAGATTTCGTTTAGGTTGATACCCTACAAGTTTAGCAAGTTTAACTACAGAGTCTCTACGCTCTGCTGTATCTAAAAAGTTTTCTCTGGTGTTTAAGTCGTTACGGAAAGCAAGACCTTGGCCCATAAATGCCATTAAGTCTAGCAGTGCAATAAATTCACTTGATTCTGTATAATCGTTAAATGTTTCTGGATAGTACAGACGTAAGTAGTCAACCATTGACTTACGTAGAGTTTCAAAGTCGTAACTTTGGAAGTCAGCCTCTTTGTAAGTGCGGTATAACTTCTTCCAATCTTCCGCCCCAAAAATAGCGGTTTGTCTTGTAGTCTTAGCCATAGAATACCTATAATCCTTTTGTTACAAGTATTTATCACTTTAATTAAGTGGGTATATTATACGTAGTTGGCTGTGAGGTTTTCTGTATTGAGGAATAGTTTAAGCATCTGTGCTTCGCTTGACATTACAGTCTTAACTGAAATTTCACAGAGTAAACCATTGTTTTGTGTATAGAATAATATATTTTCAACTTTAACTCTTGGGTCACGCTCTATAGATTTACGCATTTCGTTATCAAGTTGATTTAACGTTGCGTCGTCAATTACTTCATATAGATAGTCCCACAGAGAAGTACCAACATTTGGTCTTCCTGGTATAGTACCTTGTCTAATTAAAAGATTGTTTAGTAAGTCTCTTTTAACTAATTCAAAGTCTTCCAAGCGAAACTTTTTGTTTCTATCAATTGAACTGTATCCGTAGAATCTTGCCATAGTGTATTATTTATCTTGTATGTTTTGGGGGTATTGCACGTTGGTCACTAATAATTTGACTAACATTATTGTCTAGTGTTTCTCTGTCTGTAGTACCTGCATAAGCACCCGGATTACTATAACTCTTGTTTAAACTTGTTAATTTTGTATCAACCATATTAACCGAATATTTGCCGTTACGTGCAGTTTGTTCAATACCGTTATTAATCATAGTATTGCCACCTGTGCCTTTTGCCCAATCAGCAACATTGTCGGCACCATATGCTGAACTTGCATTTAATATTCCACCTAAGTCTTCTGCAGACTCTGTGCCTGTTACTACACCCTTGGCTTTTAATGAACTTAAATTATTTGATAAAATATCTTGCTGTGCCAGTGTTTGTGCATTCTTATCATTTAGGAATCCAGTTAAGTTATTAGCACTGCCTTTGCCAGTCCACACATTTGGATTTTTAAGCACTGACTCTAACTGTGTAGATTGATTACCAAAGCCGTCTGTAACTGTTGATGCAGGATCTTTAATATATTTGCTGACTGTTCCTGGTTTCAAGTATCCTGATGATTCTAATTGTTCTGGTGAAATACCATACTTGCCAATACCTTTGTCTACAGATACATCAGTAAAGTTTTGACCAACATCGTTAGCACGTTGTGCTATTAAGCCTGTAACTTGATCTTGATCTAAACTACCGATAGATTTTGTTGCAGGTATCTGTTTAGCAAAGTCACTGGATGTAATTTCGTTAGTAGGTAACTTGCCAGCAATATTTGATGCTTTACTTGCCAATGCAGGACTTAGTGTTGACGTTGCTGTTTTACCTAACTGTACAGAATTTTCAACACCTAGGTTATGGAATGGCCATGGCTCGTGACTTGGTACTCTAGTAGCAATAGTTTCTAGTTCTCCATA